GGAGCGCCCGTGTTCAGCGGGTTCTGGATGCCGAAAGGAATCTTGCCAGCCGCCGCACCAGGCATCGCGGTCTGGTCGCCACCGTGGGACTTACCCTTGGCGGGACCACCCATCGTCTTGTCAGCCATTGAAAGCCTCCTAGTAGGTCAGGCTGGAAGTTACACTCTCAGGTTACAGCTTGCCGAAGTCCGCTACAAGCTGGGCCTTGGTTATTTCCCGTGCGTACTTTTCGTCGGCACCATTCTGCACGGCCCACTTTACCCATTCAGCCTTGCTGTCAGTGGTGACCGGGCGCTTCATTGGCTTAACCACAGGGGTTACTTCCTCGTCCCGGTCGAAATCATCGTCTCGCCGGTCAAAGTCGTCGTCAATGCTGTCAGGCTCGTCGTCCTCGTCCCGGAAGAACGGCTCCGGCTCACCGGACTCGTCGTCCTGAGAATGCCGTAGCTTGTCCTCGAAGTCAGGATCAGGAGCCCGTAGCACGTCCCAGCCGCGGTGGATCAAAGGCTGCTCTATGTACTCAGCATGCCTTCCGTTGACCAGGGCCTTTGCCTCCCAGTCGCTTACCTCGATTTCACCCATGTAAGGAGGCCACGGCCGATTGTCAGCGCGAGTGCCTGACATAGTGATGATCATTCGAACGATTTGCATAGGGTCATTATAGCCGAATGGCCCGTAGCAAAAGCCACGGGCCATTCGAGCAGATCGCTAGATCAGGTTGCTGCGTTGGTCACGAAGGTCTTCACAGCGGTTGCATCGCCCCAGTTACCGTCGCCGCGCAGGAGAGCGCGGAAGGTAATGAGGTCGCTTCCGAATGCGAAGTCGTCGGAACGTTCGAACCGGAGTCCGCCAACCAGGCGCACGAAGTACTGGCTGAAGTCACCGAAGGCGAGAACCTGACGGCCGGTTGCACCGAGCTGCGGCATGAACGGGTCGGAGACCAGGGGCTTGCCGAGCAGGAGGTCGGGCGCACCGAGAACCGCAGAGGGCTCCCAGATCGGCCGGCCGTTGCCGTCCTTGATCTTGCGCATCGCGCCGATGGTCTTGTCCGCAGCGAGCCAGTAGCAGGAACGCGACTGACGGTACGGAGCGATGACCGAGTACTCCAGGTCCACGAGGTTGTCGTAGATCGGGGCACCGAGCGTGCCGGTCGCGGTAACGCCGGTAACGCTTGCCGCAGCGCCGGCGAGAACTCCACCGGAGATGCTGGACGTGCCGTTGACGAGCGCGGAGCCGAAGGCGTTGCCGATTGCGCGGCCGGTGGACATCGCCAGGTAACCCAGGAGGTCTACGGCGGTGTCATCGATCAGTTCGCGGGAGAGCTGGGTGAGAGCACCGAACTTCTGCGAGCTGAGCGTCTTCTGGCTGAGCGCCGGGTCTGCGGACGGGATCGTTGCACCCTGGGCTACCGAAGTACCCGTGATGTGCGCGGATGCGACCGGGACCTGGATCGTCTCGCCGCCGGCGGTGTTCAGAACGGACGGGCCGGTCTGGAGCAGGCCGGAGACTTCGATCAGGTAGCTGATGAGCTGGTCGTAGAAGTCCACAGGTACGGATGCGCTGGCGTTGGTAGAGCCGGCCAGTACGCCGTTCGTGGTCATGATACGCAGTTCCTCGCGCACCCTCGGGTCAGCCATGCCGCCGCGAAGGATGTGGTTGAGGGACCGGGTGCTCTGCTCGCGCCGGATGACGCGGGGGCTCAGGTCGTTGGAGGTGCCGCGCATCCAGTTGCGCATCTCGTCCTCGAACTGGTTGAACGTCGCGCGAACTTCCTGCGGACGAGATGCGAGGCGGTTGTAAGCCTCGTCGGTCTCGCGGGAACGCTGCTCAGCGTCGAGAACGGCCTTCAGGCGCTCATCGATCTTGTCGATCTCGCCGTTCAGGGCCTCGAACTTGCGACCCTCAATTTCGGTGAGTTCGCGCTTCTCTTCCGTGGAAACGTCGAGAAGCGTGCGGGCCTCATGCCACGCCTGCTGACGACGATCACGAAGAGTCTTAGCTACTTCGGAAGCCATTTTGAGTCTCCAAACTCATAGATAGGGATTTTCACTATCCAGCTCCGAAGTCCATGCGCTGTGCGCAGCTACCCGGCCGTGGGTTCAATTTCTAAGTTAACCCAGGAGATCAATACGTGCAAACAAAAAGACGCAACCCCCAGTTTAAAAGCTGGGGGTCAGTCTCGCGGGGTGCTACCAGGTGACTTACTCGTCACCATCTTCAGCGAGGAACGGGTCGTACTTGTTCTCGCGAAGCTTGAGTTCCATGTAGCGGCGGTTGAGTCCGATAGAAGCGAGCTGGTCTTCGCCCGATACAGAAGACGCAAGCTCATGGCCGGGAAGCTTGGCATTGCTGCCGTCACCAACAGGCTCAGTCGTTGCAGCCTCATCACGAACTTCCTCGCCGCACTTGTGCTCGTCACGCTTCGAGGGCATCTTGCTGCCGCAGTCCGGGCAGTGCTTGCCAGGGCCACCGGAACCGGGCTGAACCATCGGCTGTCCGCACTCAGTGCAGAACTTGCCGTGCTGGTTCTTGGCACCGCACTCGGCACAGGTTGCCAGGTCGTCGTAGGAAGCCTTGGCAGCGCGCTCCTCAGCGTCCTCCTCGGGAGCTGCGTTGTTCTCCTCGTCGGTGTCCTCGTCGTTCTCTTCGTCCTCGTTCACGTCGGCCTTAACCGGAGCCTTGGCGCGTGCCTCAAGATCCTCGTCCTCTGCGGACTTCTTCTCCGGTGCGCCGCCGTCCCACGTGTCCGGAAGCATGCTGGTCTTGCCCATTGCGGCTGCCCTCTTCTTGATATGCGCCTTGATGGCGTCATGGGATGCGCCGCCACGTCCGACTGCGTGAATGGCGTTGTGAAGGTCTTCCTCGTCCGCAATCGGGTACGAGGGTGCGCCCTTCGCGTTCTTCATCGCGTGACCCTTGGCAAGCATCGCCTTTAGCTGGTCAGCGCTGTACTTTGCGCGCAGTTCCTCTTCGTAGAGGGCCATGCGCTGCTCATCGAGACTCATACGGTCCTCCTCGGGAATTGCGGGGATAACGGGTGCGGCAGAAGGAGTAATCATGTCACTCCGGGTGAAAAGCTTCTTAGCCTGCTTAGCGTCCAGCAGGGAACGGATTTCCTCGGGGTCAGCGTCAAACCGGGCTGCGAGAGAATGGACAGCGCCGTCTACGGACCTAAGGGACGAGGTTGCGTCGGGATACGCGGGAGTTGTCACAGGAGCCACGTCGATTACCTCCATGGAAAGAAGCGTGCGGAGCGGCATCCCGAAGTCAGACAGCGCCCAGTCATCCTCAGCCGCGCGGAACGCAAAGGACGAGGAGGTAACGTCGCCACGGCCCATGAGGATCATAACGTCGTTGCCCGCAGTGGTGGACGGCGGAACCACGTCGTAAAGCATGCCCGTGCCGTCCACGTCAATGAGGCAGGTACGAGCGGCAACGGTGCCCAGGAGGAAGTCGTCGTTGTGATTCCAGCGGCAGACAGCACCCTCGAATCCGATAGCCCGGGATGCGTCGAATGCCCTCTGATTCACGCGCTCGACAAAGCCGCCCAGGTTCCGGCTTAGCCGGTCAAACACCGAAGCGTAGCCGACAATGTGCTTGGGACCGCTGCCGTCAGACGCCGAACGTAGCTCGGGCTTGAACGCGTTGATCCGGCGCTCAGGCGCTACGGTATAGAGCACCGCGCTGCCGTTGTTTTCCGTCACGCCAGAACCTCCTGAAGGCATAGATTCAACTTCCAGGGTAAGCGGCTGTTCGACCATGTGCTAGTTAAGCCTTACAAATCTTCAGCCCTGAGCCCGGTCGGGCGGATGTACTCCTTGTTTTCCACAAGCTCCCTGACCTTCGCATTCGGGGCAAGGTAAGCTCCCTTAGCCCGTTCTGCGTACTTGAGTAGTGCGTGCTGCACGGCGGGATTGCGCATGAGAACGGCGGCCTCGTACTGTCCCTGCTGGTCCAGTTCACGCGAGTAGGCGTTCATCATGTTCGCGTAGAACTGACCGGGGTCGTTAGCAGGGCCGCTCTTCTGGCCTGTTTCGGGGTCCACCTGACCTACTGAGGAAGGCTTAGTAAGCCCGTCCTTGGAAAGATCTTCCAGCTTCTTGCCCGCGAGGTCCATGAGAAGTACAACCTGGTCCATCATGGACTTAGGAAGCGCTCCGGCACGCTGTGCCATCGAGATCTCCAGCGACAGGGGCAGGGACTCGTTGCCAGCGCCGCCAGGGATAGGAGGCAGGGAGCGGAGAGCACGAAGCTCGTCAACCGACCGCAGGCCGATATCACGCTCGATCTGGGCAATCTCAGCCTGTGTCTTCAGGTCGGTCTTGAGCAGCGCGTCCGTGTTGAACTCCACGAACCTGCGACTGGGCAGGAGTTCGCTGAAGGAACGCTCCAGACGGACCAGCCAGGGGCGCAGGGCCTCGATGACCTGAAGCTGGTTCTGCTCCACGGTGGAGTACGTCAGCGAGTCACCAGACTTGCCTCCGAGCCTGTTGGGGGGAAGGTCAAGGATCGCGGCGATGTGCGTGGCGTTAAGCTGCATGGCGTCGATGAACTGAGCCTCGGACGGCGGGACCGTGATGGGCGTGTAGTCCCAGTCACGTCCGTAAACGAGAGGCTGGCGGTTCTGCATCGTGGTTACGAGCATCTTACGGATGATGGCCGCCTGCTCGTTGTCCACTTCGAGTTCGTTGTTCTGGAAAACACCAGGCGGGAATCCACCAGACGCGTACCAGTCCGTGCCGTACCGCTGTGCTTCCTGGCCTGCGGAGATCGTAAGGGCGAATGCCATCAGCGGGGAAACTCCGGCAAGACGACCAGGGAGCCCGTATCCCTTTACGTGGAAAAGCTCCTTATCGGGACCGAACCACGTCATCCTGCGACCGTAAGCGTAAACGTTGATATCCAGGGGACTCGTAAGCTGACTGAGTTCCTGCTCCACCATTACGTACTCCGGTGGAATCCACTCAATTCCGGTGGGCAGCCCGTAGCCGTCCTTTCCGGTAATCAGCCCCCATGCATTTCCCTGCAACGTGAGACTGGTCATGCAGGCAAACAGCCAGTCATAGGACGTGCCGAGAACAGAGGGATTCTGGAATAGGTGCGGACCTGTCCAGGGTACGTTTACGTCACCCTTCTGCTGAAGGATCTTGAGCGGCAGGGACGCGGTGTCGTCCGCAAGGATCTTCGTACCTGCGTAGAGAGCAGGGAGTCCAAGGGCCTGGTCTACGCCGTACACAACCTTGGTAGGGTGCACGGGACCGCCCGCGTCAAAGCGCATGAAGGGGTCATTCCACGGCATCCAGGGTGCGCCGCCTAGCGCACGCTTCTCTGCCTTCATCTTCACACGTGAAAATGCAGAAACGTTTTCGATGAGTCCCACGGGGATAGCTCCTCGGCTGACATGCCGGCCAAAGAGCGCCCTGCCCTTGCTCCGGTGTGGGCCTAGCTCCCCCGTAAAGAGGCCGTAGGTCTAATTCCCTAGGTTAACCTATAACTCGCGGTTAGGCACCATCTCGTGCCGCGCGCCCTTGTGGTAGCCGTACCTGACGGCCTGCCCCGCCCACTTGACGTGGTTGAACAACCAGAGCACGGAGAAGACGAGGAGGAACCACGCGGTGCCGACGAGCCAGCCAGCAGAAGCCAGCAGGAACAGCGTAGTGGTGAGCGCGGTACGGCTCAGGAGCGGACCAAGGTGGATCTCGCGAGCCCTGGCCGCGATGTCAGCGCGTGAAGGCTGGATAACCGGATCGTGTACGTGTGCCATGATCCTAGAATACCTGAATTGTCGCCTGAAGCAGTTCGTGCCACCATGCCTTGGTTACACGCAGCTCACGGGAGAGTTCCAAATAGCTCTGCGCTGAGTCTGCATAACCAAGCGCGGCCTCACCCTTGGCGATTTCCTCGCACCGCTTTACGCAACGGTCCATCTTCGCGCTAAAAGCCCAGATCAGCTCAAATGTGCTGTGGGTTTCAACCTTGTCCATGCTTAACAGCATATGTTACCCAAGGTCTACTTGTGACCGTGGCGCTCGCCCGTCTCGAAGAACCGGATCACCATGGCGGCCACTGAGATGGCTTCCTCGTAAAGGCGTGCCATCGGCTCGTCGGCCTTGATGGTGTCCCAGGTCTCCTCTACCTCTTCGAGGAGGATGCCGTAGAACTCGTGCCGTCCCCACTGAGGCGCACCGTGCTTGGTATACGCGCGGGCAAGCTCCATGTCGATGTCATCGAGAATCTGCTCTCGGGTCTTGTAGCCAAGAGGGAATGCCATCTGAACTCCTAAGAGACTAGGTAGCGAAACTGCGGGAGCAGGCCAAGCGGGCTGTACAGCCGGTCTATCTCGTCGTAGAGCTTGAAGAATATCCGCGACTCCCACACGGGAAGCCCTAGCGCCTGATGGCAGGCGATCTCCGAGATGGTGCCAGTGGACGTTTCCCAGTCCGGGCCGATAATCAGGCCGTCGCTGTTGTCCGCGATCCAGCTCCAGTCAGCCTTGAGGGTACGTCGGCGGTTGAAGCCGAACTCGATGGCCTCTTCTGCTGTGCCGTTCGGGCACATCATCGGCTCAAAGCCCATCTTGCGGTCCTCGTCAGCCGGGTTGAACACGTTGGCTACACCGGGAACATTGCGGAGGTTGAACGTGGTGAGGTCAAACCACGGCGCGTTGAAGTAGGGCTTGCCCTGCATAGGCCCTCCGACGTACAGGCGGCCGAATGCGTGAGTCAAGTGCTTCACCGGCAGGTTACCTCGTTCGGGTTAGGCAGCTCCATGCCGAAGGACTTGAGCGCGGAAGCCAGCTCGGTCAGCTCGTCCCGTGTGAACCTGATCTGACGAGGAGCCTTGGACTTATCTTCCTCGGGAAGAAGTTCTTCCACGTAGAGGTGGTTGGACACGTAGTCGTAGGTGAACCGGAACGTGTTGAACTCAAGCGTCTTGCGCTTGGGCGCGTTGGCGGGGCGGTCGCCCGGACGGGTGAAGTGACGGCTTGCGGGGTTAGGCATATCGGTCCTCCAGGTGGATCGGGCCTTCTAGTTCGTTGCTCACGAGAGATCCCGGAGCTTCTTCATCGTGCGCTCGTCGTCAGAACGCTGCGTGATGACGTTCTTGAGGATCGTAGCACAACGGCTCTTGAGATCTTCACGAGTCTTATGCACGATCCGGACGTGCTCCAGTGCCGCCTCGAACTCCTGGCTGTGCGCTGGGTACTCCAGCAGCCATTCTTCGGCAGTCCTGAGCTTTTCGAGATCATCGTTCAGCGACATAGCCAACTCCGTCCTTGAGGATCAGCAGCCCCTTGTAGGCTCCAATCGTAACCACCAGCGGACTGTGCTCTGTCCGTAGGTTGGCGAAGTCATCCGGGTCCGACCAGGAGTTGTACAGTTGGCCTGTCGCCGGGCTGTACGTGGTGACCCAGTACCACTGATCTGCGTGACGGGAGTACAGCCACGCGATGCTAGGGTCGTTCAGCATCTCAATCCGGTCGCCCTCAGACCACTGGATCTCTTCCACAGGCAGGAAGCCGCGCAGGACGACGTTCACCGGGTGGTGTGGATCGGTGACCGGGCTTTCCGGGGGGATGTTGGACTTGTAGAGAGTGTGCTGGTTGCCGGCCAGGAGCTTGTCAAGCTCTTGGGTGGCCTTCTCGTGCAGGGTGAGAGGAACTGCGTCGGCAGGGTCATTTGGACTGGAAGGAGGGTACGTGATCAGCTTCTTTTCCCAGTACACCGGAGGTGCATCTTCTACCTCGTCCAGTCGCTCCATCGTGAGCATGTAGCCGATGGTGTCGATCCGGGAGTCAGTGTGCTGCGGAGACTGCACGAGCCTGGCAAGCTTGAGTCCCGTCATGAGCACGGCCACGCGGTACGCGTCCAGCTCCTCGCCTTCCCTCAGCTTGTCCTTCATCAGGCCCGTCCAGATGTTGGCGATGATGCTGAAGTCGATCTTGGGGTGGCCGTAGGTCTTGGCTCGCTCGCCGTACACCAGGTCGTGTGCCGTTCCTGCGATGCCGTGGTCGTCCGTCATACGTCTCGCTCCCTCAGGTAGTAGTTGTAGGCCGGCTGAGGCCACATGTTGAGCGCCCAGAATACCGTCTCGTCATGCTTGAGGAAGCCGGACTCAGGAGCCAGGGAGATGCCGTAGGGCCTGACGGTATTTAGGCAGAACTGCGCGGCGGCGATTTCGCACAGCTTCGAGATCGGCCAGGTGGTGTCCGCGACTGTCTGGTAGTCGAAATACTCCGGGTAGTCGTCCGTAAACGACCTTACAGGCTTGAGCACCTTGAACCTGACGGTCTTGAAGTCACTGGGCTTGGACTCCGGTGGCTCTACGCCCCTGTGCCCTTCCGAGTCCTCAGCCTCTTCCAGCTTGATCTTCCGGTCCAGGAACCAGCGGGCCTTCTTCAGGTCCTCCAGGTACTTGCCCTTGGCCGGTCGGCCGATGTACTTGAGCACTGACGACAGGTGGAAGCCCAAGTCCCACGCCTCAATAACCTTGATCACTTCGTAAGGGTTGTCCTTGCCCCCGTAGTGATCCGGGTGCTCCACAGCTTCGTTCTTCAAAGTCATCCCCAGTAGCAGGTCTCGCTCGTTCGGACTCTTCATGCATCTTGCAACAGGGAATGCCTGGCCCGTATTCCTGGTTAAGACGGGTAGACTGACCACGCACCACCACCTCTGCTAAGGAGACCCCGTTGGATGACGAGCCGACGTTCGTTCTAGAGTTCCGGCCCTCGAAGCCCAGCCCCCCGCCATCCCTGGTCATCAAGCGGAACAAGCACCAGGTGCCCATCGTCATGACCGAAGACGAGGCGTTCGAGCTGTACAACCTCCTGGGAGAGCACTTCGCATGAGCCTCAAGCTGACGCCCCTGGACGCTGAGTGGATTCGCCTCTACGCCGAGTTCGGGTTCTCCAAGCGTGCCCTCGCTAAGGAGTACGGGGTGCACGTGGACACCGTGCGCAACATCCTCAACGGGACGAGCTTCAACGGCGACCCCGGGAAGCGGGTGCAGGAACGGAAGCTCACCGACGAGCAGGTCCGCTTCATTCACACACAGGTGGCGCTGGGACACAAGGAACAGGCCATCGCCCGGATGCTTCAGGGAGTCGTCGGCCGTTCCACCGTGCGCCAGGTAATTGAAGGTAAGTCGTACGCGGACGTACACTAAGCCATGGCAGCAAGGTGGATCGAGGAAGCTGAGCGCAAGACTTCGTGTGCCCGCTGCAAGGCGCGCATCGAGATCGGGCAGCGTTTCTACTACCTGCGCAAGGGCACCCACCTCTGTGAACTCTGCGGCAGCGTAGCCGAGCACGAGGAACCGGAGGTAGGGGAGGTAGAATCCGGCGTGCTCGAAGACCTGAAGCAGCTTCCGCCTGAGGCGTCCGACCGCACCATCGCCAGGATGATGGTAGTCACTGCGAAGCGGATCGACAACGGGGACGTAGCAGACCGGGATATCGCGCCGCTGCTCAAGGAAATCCGCCAGATGCTCAGCCAGCTCAAGGACGACTACCCGGCCGAACCGGACGACGATGACACGGAAGACCGAAGGAAGCGTCGCCAGCGGCGTCTCCTGATGGACGGGGAACTTCGCGACTAACGGAATACCTACTCACGGGACGAGGTTCTAGAAGACATGCGTATCAATGAAAGTAGCCAGGAGTTTGAGTACGACTCCGCAGACCTTGCGGTCATCGCCAGCCGCATGACCGGCTACGTGAGGGTCAAGGTGGACGTGAACGTTGCGCTCGCCCTGGCTGACAAGTCCCCTTACCCCCGTGGTGTCAGGCTCGGCATCATGAAGCAGGTGGCCAACAGCAAGTTCGTCACGCTGGAGCAGATGCGAATCCTCCTCGGATTTGCCGCACAGCGCGCACAGAGGTAAATCTTGAGTCATGAAGCGCATGAGCCCCGGTTCGACCGGATGGGTAGCGGTAGGCGTAGCAGTCATCACGGCTGAGCTTCTTGACAAGCGCACCATGAGTGAGGCTTTTCAGGAAGCTGTCAGGCACCCGGTGTACGGACCTGTAATCTTTACATCCTGGGCCATCCTTACAGCCCACCTGTTCGGCGCTATCCCGCAGCGTTACGACCCCATTCACCTTTTCTGGAAGCACACTGTCCTAAGGGGACGAGGTAGGTAATCTTGAGTCCGATTCAAACCAAGTGGACTAAAGCTGAGTTCCAGGTACTCCGCGATAACCCAGGTGCGGACCTTCGCGTTCTCGCTGAGACGCTTAACCGTTCCCTGAAGGCCGTTGAAATGGCGCGTACCCGGCTGGGAGTAGTTAAGATCCGTCCTTGGAC